ATCATGCCGATTCCTCCAGCCAATCCTGCGCGTTGTTAGCGGTCACTTGGCCGCTTTTGCCAAGCGCCGACACCGCATTGCCCTTCGGCAGCCCACGGCGCTCCACACGCACCGCAAAGAGGCCCTGCCAGCCGTTCAGCGTGGACTGGTCCAGCACGGCGCCAGGGTCGTTGCCTTCAGCTTGCAGGCGCTCCAGCGTGTTGATGGCCAGGTTGATCGCGCGCTCGGTCTTGAGCGGCTTTTTGATGGATACGCGCATTTCGACGTAGCCGGCCCAGGCGTCGGGGGGAATCCAGTTAGGCAGGGCGCTCATTTAGACACCCATATCGCGAAGTAGATCACGTAGAACCAGCTAAAAATCCCGTGCAAAATTGCCCACAGGATGCTCTTGTTTGCCACGTAACTGATAACGATTGCCAGCGCGCAGCCAAAACCGATGCCCTCATTCATTGCATTCTCCTAGTAGTATTTTTATTACCTTTAGTGCAACAAAACTCACCATTGAATGGCGCCATGTTGTTTTACTTCTTCAACAAACGACTCTGCCTGCATTTGACCGTAAATGATTCGTACTGGCACACCAAATGAGTTGTATCTAACGCCCTGCCTGGTGCCAAGCCATCCGCGTTCGCTCTTATGCTTTGTAACGGATGCCTTGACCTCTAAAATCCCCGAAAGGAAACCGTCTTCAAAAATCGCGACATCAAACCTACAGCGTGAGCGCTTTCCACCATCAGGGAACTTAACTTTGACCTCGCCTCGCGCATTTATCCCTAAGTTTCTCAAGCTAAACCACAGATAAGCTTGTACTTCAAACTCAGACTGTTTCTTTGGCTCTTCAATCTTCATCATTGATCCGGTTTGGTGAACGGACGTAGCCCTAGACTACGTCCTTTACTAAAACATCCGTATATGGAGCCTTAGACGCGAAAGCCTTTTCGGGGAATCGGTGCTTTCTTCGCCGCCGATGTGTGCAGTGTCTCACCCCTGACAACCAGTACTGCTTTCACGCTGACCCCTGTCGTTTGCATTCCCAGGACAACGCTAATCAATGCAGCAAGTACAGACGAAAAAAAGCCCAGAATGCTTAGAAGTGCCGGGCCGGCAAGCCTCGATTTCACATGGATCGGAGAACACATGAAACCGATTTTGTCGGCACTTCTAAAAACTCTGGGCTACTACTCCGATCTAATCTTTCTTCGTCATCAGCACTTGCCGGTACTGATGTATAGAATTATTTCCTATCCGACTTAATTTCGCAAGCGAAATTTTTCACTATCTCAACGGAAGTAACTCGTTTGCCATGAACGGATGCACAGCAAACGAATCGCTTGCAAGATTTAAGGCATGAAGCCTATGAGCAGCAGCATGAACGATGTGCCCACCAGCGACAGACCGGCCGTAGTGAGTGCATCACCAAGCGTCTTGCGGCCCAGCCCAGAAACCATCCATCCGGCGCAGACCGCAGTAATTCCCCAAATGAATATCATGATTACCCCTTTGCAAGCTTGAGTAGGAATTCCATGTTGAACGTCAGCAGCATGAGCAAGCCGAAAGGTGCGACAGCCACAACCCAGCCCAGGACGCGAGGCCACGCGCGACGACGCTCCTTGCGGTATGGCAAGCGGGATAGCATGGTGTTGTAGATTAGCGTCAGCATGGCTCGCTCCGGACTTTGGCAATAATGGAGTCAAGGTTGACTTGGCCATTGATGTAAGTAGCGCAACCAGTCGAGTAGCGGGCCGCCAGTTCCACCAGTTCGGTTCGTACAGCTTCCGCTACTTTATCTAGCATGACCGCAGGGACCATGTTGACAGGTGTTTTATTACCGAACTGCAATTGATCAACATAGTTAGATGTCAAGAATACCTGTCCATCCTCGATGGCGCGGGCAATGGCAGCGTTGGCTAGGAGCCTAGCTTCCTCCATCCAGCGCGCCCCATAGGTTAAGCCTGTCAGTGGGCTTGCGGCGGCTTGCATTTCTGCGTCTGTCAGATTCGTTTGCGGATACTTCGGCGGCTCTGGCTTGATGCGGTATTCCACATCAACCTGCCAGATAGGGCAATCTGTGCAGTCAAGCCAGCCGTGTTCGTAGTATTGAATTTCTGCGCCATCGGCCCAGGCCTTAATGATTTCTGCGTGCTTGTGTGGCTTCATTTCATTTCCTTTCCGATTTCAGCAGCAACGGTGACGATTGCAATACGCATTTGCTCGGCAGGGTCATCGCGGAAAGCCGTGCAACCGGCGATGCCTTCGCGTTGAGACTCCACCGTGCAACCATCACCTTTGTGTTTTCCAGGCTTAACTATCAGGCGCAGACGAGCAGCCACGCGCAATGCATCGCCGTCGTCAATCAGCGGGTCCCAGTACGGCCCATATTGAGCGTCTTGGCAGACTGTTTGATAGTCATCAATCCCCACAGCCTTGGCCGCTAGTTCTAGCAGTTCCTCATCTTTCTCATTTTTCATAGCGCATAGACCTTGTCGAATATGGTTTTCACGTTCTCAATCTGCTTTACCGAAAGGTAAAACGGCTTCGTCCCTGCTGCTGAGGTAGCGTAGGCTGATGCTACGAAGTCTCGCTCCCAGTGGGCTAAGCGAGGCTCAGCGTGTAGGGCTAGGATCATTTGGGAGAGGGAGAGTTCGGCCATGGCAACTCCTTTGCAAGTTGGTTCTCAGCGGTAAGAGCAACCCCAAGCGCCGGCCAAACGTGCGAGGAAACGCCATAAAGCGGCCCAGGAGCGTTTTTTGTACCGATCTGAGGGATTGCCCCGCCACCAGTTGCCGGATAGCTATCAATGAGCGCTTGGCGAATATTGGCGTCCTTGGCTTTGGTTGTCCCACACAAAAACATCTTGACGTCTTTCCGGTACACCAGCTTAGCGGCATCAGGGTCGCGCCAATTTTCGATAAAGCGGCCAATCCATACGCAAGTCTCAAAGACCTCTTTGCCCACCGCCATTCCATAACTGGCGATCATCTCAACGGCTATGTAATCAGCATCCCAGCCCGCTCGGATTTCACTAAGCATGTCGTTGTTATCCAACACGCCAAAAGCGATAGGCCGCCCACTGTCAAGGAAGCACCACCCAGATTTAGTTGTCCCTGGATCAATAGCAAGAATTTTCACAGCAATCCTTTCAACTTGAGAATTTCATGAGTGCGCGCCACCGCCGCATCAAAGGCCATCAGGAGCGCGTCGTAAGTTAGCCACTCAGGGCGCGGGCGCCGGCCGTCAAGGCAATCGTGGCAAGACGAGCAGCCGAACGCGGCAGCAGTATCCGGCGCCTTCAGGCCCATGCCCTTACCAGCAGCCAGGCGGTTGTCATGGCATAGCACGGTCGTCGCCGGATCGAAGTTGCACACGCCGGGAATCTGGATCGTGCAGTCCTGGCCGCGCGCCGCCTTGCGGATCGGCGTCATGCGTGGGCCTTTCGGCTTCAGCGACTTCTCGCGCGGCTTGCTCGTTGCGCGGACGGCGCCGAAGACTGTCGGCTTAACGCGGAATGGCGTGCGTTTGAGTTCGACGTTGCGCTTCAAAATAGACCCTCCTGAATCATAGCGGTATGTCGCTCCCAGAAAATCAAACTTTGTTGTGACTCAATCCGCTCACGCATAATTGCTGCGCGGGCCTCTTTCGTCGGCGGCGTGTACGTCCCGCGCCAGGCGCTATCGATTCCAACGTTCTGCCCGATATTCGTGCTGTCTGCACTGGAGAATGGAAAGCGCGTGAAGATTGCTGGGTCAAGCATACGCAGGCCGTGGAGCTTGCAACCTGGTCGCCCTTCTCGATCACATACAACCTCCATTGCTTGGGCCATGCGTGTCCACCATGCTGGCGTACCAACCTGCGCGAACTCGCCGGAACTACCAAGGCAAATACGAGGCCAGTTCGACACAAGGCGGTCAAGACGGTCCAGAGACTCATGCAAGTGCCACACCGGCGCGCCAACATGCGGCGCCGACTTTCGCCACGGCCATTCCTCAAGCAGCGCATCATTTGCCGCCTCATCACCGTCGATCACATCAGGTATCACAGCAAAGTCAAACGGCGGGTAGCGATGCAACCCGGCGATCCAGTCATAAAACTCTTCCCAGGACGTTACCGGGTTGCCGCTACGCCACGCCGAGAACGCGCCGTTATCCACAGCAAAGCTTTGTGCCACTTCAAGAGCAATCGTCAACTGGTCAGGATGGCGGTAAGACACGAATGCATGCCCACCAGACACCGCGCGGACAGCTGCCGTTGCTGGAGTAATTGGCAAGCCGTGGTAGTGGATCATCAGCCAACCTCCTTTGCGCCAGGCATGCACGCAGCCATGCGAAGGAGCAACAGCTTGCCGCGCTCGTCCTGGCGGTTGAACAGGGCGACCAGTTGGGCGGCACGTGGATCATCGCCTGTTGCAACCATGACGACAGCCATTTGAGTTTTCTCATGCTCTTGCTTCTGTTTGAATGCCTGAGCCTGAGTCAAGCTAGGGATCTCACCTACATAGCCAAATACGTCAATCATGACTGCCTCTCGTTTGGTGAAGCGTGGAATTGAACTCCGAAAGATGCCCCGAAAGCCAGCACCTGCTCTAGGAAAATTGAGAACCCGCGCACAGTAAGCTTAGTCGTGCTGCCGACTAGAACGCGTTCGCCGGAAGGGTCAAAAGACCATTTTGAATACCCTTTCAGGCATTCATCTTCGGTGTATTCCTCTGGCAAGAACTGGCGCTTGAAGTACTCATGGAGCACATCGCTAGAATACTGCTTTCCTTCCAGCCAGATTTGTTCTGCGCAATCCTTTAGCGGGCCGGCGTGGTACAGGGCATTCTGGTCAGGCTTACGAGGCGGCTTGTGCTCGGCCACTACCAGCTCTAGCGGCTTCTTGTCGTCAAGCGGCAAGTTCCTCACCAGCGCCAAAGCCTGCTCGCGCTGCACCTCTGTGCGTAAGAGGATTGTGCGGCGGGGGAAGGGCTGTCTCATGGCTTTGCCTTTGCAGGGTCTTCAGCCAGGCCACGCCAATGACCACTGGCACCCACAGGGTGGCCCCAATAATACAAATTGCCTTTTGCCAAATCGTGGATTAGCCAGATTTTCCCACTCCAGTACGCACGAAATTGATAGCCATGCTCGTAGCGGTATTCATACTCACCAATCTTTCCCGGATTAATGCTGGTAGGAAACCACGGCGTCAGTTCCGGCTTCATTTCGACACCTCGCTAGCCAGGGCGCGACGAATATACTTGACGGGCAAGCCGCCCAGCTCATGAAGTTTCAGCACCATCGAGTCGCCAACCACCAGCGAGCCATTGCGCTGCTTAGAGATTACAGGTGGAGCAACGCGCAGGAAGAAAGCGAGTTGCGCGTCATTCTTGATGTGGTGGCTATCCATTACCTCTTTGAAAAGATCGTTGATTGCGGCAACGTTCTGGTTAGCCTTGTTAGGGTTTTGCATCGTATTCACTCCTGTTGGGTTAGGTGAGATTATATTGCCACGTTCGTTAGCAAAAGTCTAGATAATTTTATTGCTCGATGCGTTGACTTGTGAATATTTGTGTGCGATGATTCTCTACATGGACGCAGCGAATGGCGCGGCGCAGACAGGAGAATGAAAATGAAACTGAACTTTACCGATACTCAAGTCGTCTACGCTCAGCAATCGATGCATGAATTGATGCGCAAGGGGTACACGGCGAATCAAGCTGCACAAATTCACTTGGACTCGTTGCGCTTCATTTCGGCAATCAAAACCATGTCACACGCTCTAAACATCGTGACGCGTGCCGCAGAACTTAACGGTATGAAAATCACTGTCACCGCGTAACGCACCCTACCCAGCACCACCACACGCCGCGCACGACGCGGCTTAAGCACTGAGAGCAGCGCACCCGCGCAGCATACACAAGGAGAAGACATGCGCACTACCCTGAATCAAATCCGCGAACACTCGCCATGTGCCGAAGGCTGGGAAAAGCTTCTGCGCACGCTGGGCAAGACCAAGGCAGATGATGAGCCGGTCAGCATCGTGCAAGTCCTCGATAGCAACGGCCTGGATGATGCGCTGTGGTGCCTGCGCGCAGTCAAGGGCCACGATCGGGAGATTCGCCTGTTCGCAGTGTGGTGCGCTCGACAAGTTGAGCACCTGATGACCGATGAACGTAGCAAGCAAGCGTTGGTTGTCGCTGAGCGTCATGCGAATGGCGAGGCTACGGATGCCGAGTTGGCCGCTGCCAGGGCCGCTGCCTGGGACGCTGCCAGGGCCGCTGCCAGGGCCGCTGCCTGGGACGCTGCCTGGGACGCTGCCAGGGCCGCTGCCTGGGCCGCTGCCTGGGCCGCTGCCTGGGACGCTGCCTGGGACGCTGCCAGGGCCGCTGCCTGGGGCGCTGCCAGGGCCGCTGCCTGGGACGCTCAAGAAAAGGAACTGCGCCGCGTTTGCGCTGCTATCGAAGAAAAGGAGGCAGCATGATCCCCAAAATCCCCACCCAATCCCGTCGCACGCCTCGCGCAGCAACTTGCCTGGTCATCGTTGCTGTGGCTATGGTGGCGGGCTGGGCGTTTACTGTTCTTTAACAACCACAAGGAGAAATGAGAATGACCACAGAAATTCTGGACGCACAGACGACGCAAGTAGCAGCCTATCAGCCTTTCTACGCCGAACTAGCGAAGCTGGAGCAGGACAACGCTGCACTGGTGTTTCACTACGAAACTCCGAAAGGCAACAAGGAGGCACGTAGCCACGTATTCAGCCTGCGCAAGACTAAGGGCGCCTTGGAAAAGGTGCGTAAGGAAGCCAAGGCGGAATCGCTGCGCATCGGTAGAGCCGTTGACTCCGAAGCGGCAGCAATCGAGGCCCGTATCGAGGCCATGATTACCGTGCATCAGCTGGAAATCGACCGCGTTGAGCAGGTCGAAAAAGACCGTGTTGCGGCGCTCGACGCCCGTCTGAATGAAATCGAACTGTTGAAGCTGCACGGCGGGACAAGCGCCGAATACCAAGCGGAGATTGAGCGTGTACAGGCAATCGAAATTGGCGCCGACTGGGAGGAATACATGGCTCGCGCCACGACAGCCAAGGCGGCGATGCTGGAGCAACTTGCAAAGCAAATGGCAGAAGCGGAACAACGCGAAGCCGAAGCCGCCGAGCTGGCCCGACTGCGCGCCGAAGCGGAAGCCCGTGCAC